CCATCAAGTTGGTCAAGCGACTCAAGTTCCTGCAGTCTGATGAGGCAACCAAACTCACGTCCATTGATCCGACCACCATCATTGGTGCGATGTCGCTCTGGGTGTATGTACCCAAGACTCGAAAGCTGGGGTGCTATCTGGCTGATGACCGTGGAGGGTTGACGATCAAGGGATCGACGATTCTGAACTATACCAAGGTCACGTCCATTCAGAAGACTCTTCGGAAACCCGAAGTCGTGTTGCCAAGACTCTTAGAAGGCGGCAAGACCATTCTGAAGAATCTCTTGGAGACCATCAACGCGCAATCTCGACCCCTGAATGGTCGAATCAATAAGCAGACGATCATCGTTCGTGTTGCGTGATGTGACATTCCTAGAAAGGATTTATTATGCCCCGCTCGAAGACCGCATCTCAGGCTCCCCTCTCAAAAGACGAAAAACGTTTTGACCGTGTCGCCCGTCGATGGGTGGGCGTGTGGATTTCTGAGTCTCCAGCAGGGACGCTCGTGAATTCACTCCGCACGTTATTGATTGCGTGCAAACATGAGGGTGAGGTTGAATCCATGTTGCTCCAATCCCAGACCCCCTGGTATGCCACGACTCCCACCTGGACCTGGGCCCTTATCATCTACGCGACCTTTCTCACCCTGGGATCAGTCGTCTATCTTCTTACCTAGATACGAGAGAATGGAGTGCGATTGTGATTCTGATTGACCTCAATCAAATGGTCTTTGCTAATTTGTTTCAGGTGTTAGCCGAAGGTCCTCTAGATGAGGGCCTGATGCGGCATTTCATCTTGAATACCATGCGAACCTATGTCCATAAGTTTCGACACACCTATGGTCCAGAGGTCGTGGTGGCGATGGACAATCGTCACTACTGGCGACGAGACATCTTTCCGCAGTATAAGCATGGACGCAAGAAGTCCCGTGATGCGTCAGGGATTGATTGGACCGCCGTGTTTCAGATTCTTGATCACCTTCGCGAGGAATTCAAGACCTCTTTGCCGTATCGGGTGCTGGATGTGGCGGGTGCTGAAGCTGACGATATCATTGGCACGCTCTGTTATAAGTATGGTCCAGGGGAGAAGATGATCATTCTCTCGTCGGACAAGGACTTTATTCAGTTGCAATCGATTCCAGGAGTCGTACAGTATTCGCCTATTCTTAAGAAAATGATTCAGGACCCCTTTCCATCAGCGCACCTGAAACAGTTGATTATTCGTGGAGATACGGGCGATGGTATTCCCAACATTCTGTCGGTTGATAATGCGTTCACCGATAAGATACGTCAGAAGCCTATTCTAGAGGCTAAACTTATCAAGTGGATGAATCAAGACCCCGCAGACTTTTGTACGACTGAGATGTTACGAAACTATCATCGCAACAAGCAACTGATTGACTTGACGCAGATTCCTGCTACGCTGCAGGGACAGATTCTCTCCTCCTACGAGACCGTCCTGCCTGCCGCGAAAACCGTGTTTCTGAACTATCTGATTCAGGCAAAGTTGAAGAATTTAATTGAGGTGGCTGATGAATTTTAATGAAAGGGCGCTATGAATACCATACTCTACTCAGAAATTCTTGATGAATTTGACTTAGCTACGACCAAGGGGGCCAGACTGGCGGTGCTTCGCAAATATGGAGATCGACGATTCAAAGAGTTCTTAAACTATGCGTACAATCCCAAGGTGGTCTTTGACGTGCCGTTTCCGCTTCCCTCATATAAACCGGCGCTCGAACCCGCAGGATTGAATTACACCAATCTCAATGCCGTGGTCGAAAAGCTCTATATCTATGTCATCGGACATCCACGTCGCAAGGGAAAGATGACCACCAAGCAGACGCATGACCATCTCATCACGACGATGGAATCCCTGCATGCGACCGAATCTGCGCTGCTGTCAAAAATGTTTCTGCAAGATTTAGGCATTCGATTCTTGACTATTAAACTTCTCAAAGAAGCGTTTCCCGATTTACCATTTGATGTGGCAGAGAACGTGTAATGGCACATACGGTTGCGGTCATTACTCCTACAATTGGAAGTCCTGATTTGGTGCAATGTGTGCAGTCAGTCGCCAAACAAGATTGTACGCACTATCTCTTTGTCGATGGGCATGCATATCTGCAATCGGTCATTGATCTCATTGCGCCGTATCAACATGAGAATCTCGTAATTTCGGTCTTGGGTCGTAACATTGGAAAGGGATGGTATGGACATCGGGTCTATGCAGCGGCCGCTCCACTGGTGAACGAAGAGGTGTTATGTTATCTCGATGAAGATAACTGGTATGCACCCAATCACATTGAGACGATTCAGCAGACGTTCGCTCATCCACACAATCAGTGGTGCTATGCCCTTCGGTCAATCTATACGAAGAGTGGAGTCTGGCTCTGTGATGATAATTGCGAAAGTCTTGGACATTGGCCAGTCGTCGGGGAAGACCCTCGTCGCTATCACATTGACACGGCCTGTTTTGCGGTGAGCCGACAGGCCGCGCTCAACGTAGGACACACTTGGTATGGAACCTGGGGTGCGGATCGACAATTCTTTGGCGTGCTCAAGTCCTGTTATCCGCAGTTTGCCTGTACGATGCACCGCACGGTGAATTATCGCCTTGATGGGAATAGCCAATCTGTCACAGGTCAATTCTTTGAGGAACGGAATCTCATCGCAAAAACTCACTATCCAACGGAATTTCCATGGTGCGAACAACCCTCGAACATCGAATAAGGAGAACGAATATGGATGAATGTCCTGATGCAGTTCTCATAGACGACACTCTCGCAGTGGTGTCTGCCGGTGATGTGATTGATACCTCACTACTCCATCAACGAATTCATTTCATCACGGGCGAAGTTAATTCAGAAACGATTCGCTATGCGATGATCTGGTTATTGTACGCAGAGACCTCTCTGGAGATTGGAAGACCCCTGACCTTTGTGATTAATTCGTGCGGGGGATCACTGTATGATGCGTTTGGACTGATTGATATGATGCGGGTGTCCAAGCATAAGATTCGAACGGTTGGCGTCGGGAATATCATGTCATGCGCGGCTCTGATTTTGATGGCGGGGACGAGGGGCCTTCGCATTGTCTCAAAGAATGCGGGTATTCTGTCTCACCAGTTCTCGGCGGGATTTGAAGGGAAGAAGCATGAACTCGATGCACACATGAAGGAATTAGATTTTTGTGAGAAGCGGCTCTGTCAGATTATTCAAGAGTGTTGTTCAGAACATATGGACCATGAGAAGATTAAGACCACGCTCTTGCCTCCCACGGATGTCTGGCTTCAGCCGCAAGACTTGATTGACATGGGCATGGTCGATCAGATGTTATCGACGTTATCTTGGAATCCATAAACCCAGGAGACCACTCACATGAGTTATCATGGATATCTAAAACAACGGATTGTATTTTTGAAAGCAGAAATTCAACGCATCGAAGAAATCAGTCAGGGGGATTTACGTTCGATCAAAGATGAACTGTACCGTCTCCAGCGGCTCGAATTTGCTGAAGATATTACAGAGACCGATGTTCCGAATCAGGCCGCTAAATTACTGCAGGAGTAATCATGACGGTCATTGATTGTCGCGACCTACCGTGTCCGCAACCCATCATTAAGATTCGTATGCATACGAATCTCTGTATGATTGGAGATCAGTTTCAGGTCCTCTCGAACACACCAGATTTTCTGCGAGAGTTTCAACTCTTTTGCCGCCTGGCCGATTTGACGGTTCAGGCGGAGACCCTAGAGGGATCAGATGTGCGCTGGACGCTTCTTCTCAAGCCGCCGACTCCATAACCACTTGAGCTCATTGAGAACACGATATTCCCCTCTCTTTTCAAAAGGAGAGGGGATTTTGGTGTGTTCTCAATGACTTACACACGATAATAGTGCTTGACTTCTTGATCGGAAACTAGTATAATAAAGGCATGAGAGTAGAGAGATTATTATTCATAATGGAGGTTGAACGATGAGTCCACAGCGCATTCAAAAGACGATGACATTAACACCCGAGGCCATTCGAGCATTGAAAGTACGATTGAAAAAGACGGTGGTGACGATTCTGTTTCAGAAGCGGGATGGAACCGAACGGTACTTGCGGGGCACTCTGATGCCGTCATGGTTACCAGAAAAAGACCCGAAGATAGTCGTGGCGGCCCGTAAAACTCCCAAGGGGGTGTTGCCAGTCTGGGACACCATTAATGGAGGATTTCGGTCCTTTCGGTATGATTCAGTTCTAACTATTGAGTAGGAGATGGCGATGCTCGCAGATGAAATTACACTACTGTTGATTTTTGCGTCCACCTTCTGTATCATTGTGGTATTGATGTCCGTGTGGGCTGATCGAAACGCGCCACCTAACACGACGCCGTCAAAGAAGGATGTGGATCCCGATGAGGATCATGCATCAGACCAGGGATGTTAAGATGCGTCATTTATGGTTTGCGCTTTTGGTGTTTGCGATGAGTATCGTTGTCGTGTTGGTGATGAAGTGGTTATTTTACTAGGAGGTCATGATGAAACCGTATAATCCCTATTATATTCGAGTGATGAGTGAGGAAGTGGAACGAGTGAAGGACGGGTCAGCTGACCTCGAAGAGGCACTCGAACAAGTCCGTGTGGTCATGATGGACGCTGACGATGCGCTGACGAGAAGTGCGGCGCAGGAATTAGCTGAAGAGATGTTTGAGCGCCTCTATGGAACGAATGGAGCACTGGCATGAGAATCTTGACTACTCTAGTACAAGTCGCCCTCGTGTTAACGGTCCTCATGTCCGTCGTCGCGATTGTCCGAGAATACCTGCGGGGGGAGTAGAACAGTGGAAACCATCATTGAATACCTCTCTGAGGCGATGGAAAACGGATCATTGTGTTATTTCAAAGATCTCCATCATGGCAATCGAGTGATGAATGTGGTCGATCGCGATGAGACGATTCATCTGCGTTCTGGCCATGTCATCTATCGATCCGATTTACCCACGCTGGACGAAAATGCGCGAAAAGAATTTTTCATTCTCCGTCCGGTGCCAGACGTGTTGAATCCACCGCATGCCGCAAGAACGGGACTGGTCGGCATGATTGTGGGCACCTGGCAATCGATTCGCGAGTGGATTGTCTATGACTGGGAAGCCTCACCGAGCCGACTCATGGCTGAGGTATTTGCGGCTTCGATCAATCTCACCGCCTCGATGTATCTGGCAGCGCATACCTATGACGCCAATCTCGCAGTGGTCTATGCTGCCTGGCTCAGTGCCTCGATCCTTTTTTGTGGTTGTGCGCTGTCCAGACGGTCTGTGGGCTTTTTCGTGCTCTACGGGTGTTTTGTGATTATTGAGACGGTGGGATTTTTGAATTCGCTGGGAGTGTTTCATTGATGGATATGCAATGGCCTGACCTGATCAATGGTCTGTTTGAGCTGTGTGCGGGGAGTCTCTTGGCTTTGAATGTGCGGCAGCTTCATCGAGACAAGCGTGTTCAGGGAGTGCACATTCTCCCCACCGTCGTGTTTGCAGCCTGGGGATACTATAATCTCTACTTTTATCCCCACCTGGGGCAATGGCTCTCGTTTCTGGGAGGTATTGTCATGGTGACGTTGAATACGATCTGGATTGGCCAGATGGTCTATTTTCACCCCAAACGTCTGTCCTGGAGATAGTTATGCTGCCGTGGTATCTGATACTTTATGCCGGACTGTATGTGGTGTGTCTACGCAGTCTGAAGGACTACCATCTATGCAAAGAACCTGATGCAGAAGATTTTCAAGAAGATGAACAGGCAGATTGGAAGAATCTCACCTATAATGCGTGTGTCTTTACGCTTATCTGGTGGGGCCCATTCATCATCGGATTTATGATGGGACGCTCATGAAACGTTTACGAATCTGTTACAAAGAGGAATTGACTTATGGCTAAAGTATGTATCGACTATTCACATGAAGAGATCTCGACGTTCATCTCGAAATATCTATTAGATGGCGGCGTGTTGCATCAGTACTCGGTGTCTGAACCGGCCCTTGATCTGCCCGTCCGGTCGCGTCTCTCCAAGGCGAATCGCGACGATCTAAAAGCGCGTAAAAAGTATCTGACAGAAAAGTTGGGAGACTAAATACTACTATGCCCATCTATTCATTTCGACATCGTCAGACCGGAGAGATTGAAGAGCACGTGCTCTCGATTGCGCAGATGGAGCAATATAAGCGCGATCATCTCGAAGTTGAATTGGTCATTCTGTCTGCTCCCTCAGTCGGAGATCCCTTTCATCTGGGTCGTCAAAAGCCTCCAGAGGATTTCCTTAGAAACGTGATCGAACCCATTCAGCGCAAGAGTGGGTCGGACAAAGTCGTGCGTTCATTGGCGAATATAACCAAGTAGCATATGATGCGATTACGTGCACACCTTCACCGAGGCGAACCGTTATCTTGGGGGCGGACGCCTCAGAACCAGGAACGATTTTTCTATGGCCAAAAAAGCACAGAAGATTCTCAAACTGTCCAAGCCACTCGCCCCAGATATCGTCTTAGTGCCTCGCAAAGTTCGTGCGCTCACCCCCAATCAAGAACAGGCCTTTCGCGCCTGGGGTGCGGATAAACATCTGCTGCTGCAAGGCGCCGCAGGGACTGGCAAAAGCTTTATTTCTCTGCATCTGACACTGACCGAATTATTGAAGCAGCATGAGATTCCTCTCTTTGAGAAGATTCTCATTATTCGGTCGGTTGTACCCTCCCGTGAAATTGGCTTTCTGCCAGGAACAATTGATGAGAAGATTCAGATTTATGAAGAACCCTATCGCATTATTTGCAATGATATTTTTCGTCGCCATGATGCCTATGACATTTTAAAATCTCAGGAGAAAGTGGTGTTTGAGACCACCTCCTACCTACGCGGCGTGACCCTGAACAAATCATTGATTATTGTAGATGAAATCCAGAATATGTCCTATCAAGAACTGTCCACCGTCATTACTCGCGTCGGCGAGGGGTGTCGTGTGATTTTTTCTGGTGATTTTCATCAATCTGACCTCTGTCGACCCATTGAACGTGATGGTGTCAGGCACTTCACGAAAATTCTTGCCTTGATCGACGACTTTGAGATTGTGAATTTTACCTATGAGGATATTGTCCGATCTGCCCTGGTCAAGAAATTCTTGATGGCTGAAGGTCGGTATCGGTCCACCATCGTCCAGGAACCATAATGGCGTTTCTTCATCATATGGCTAGGGGGCTTCCTGAACCGCTGCTCCGTGAGACTCACCAGGGTGTTCGATGTTATCAGACTCCCGAAGGAATGTGGTATCCGTCGATGACGTCCGTGTTGGGATTCTTTCCCAATCCCTCATTGGAAGCATGGAAACAGCGAGTGGGACCCGTCGAAGCGGCACGGATCTCTCGACAAGCAACCACGCAAGGCACCGCAGTCCATGCGCTCTGTGAAGTGTATCTGAACAATGCCTTAAGTGATGCTCGACTGCGATCAGCCATGCCACTTCCCAAGAGTCTCTTTCTCCCGATCAAGCAGCAATTAGATATCTCGCTGGGAGTGATTTGGGCCCTCGAACAGACGCTCTATTCAAATCAACTCCGTGTGGCCGGGCAATGCGATCTCATTGGAGAGTGGAACGGTCGGTCGGCCGTCATCGATTTCAAGACCTCTAGACGGCGCAAGACCCTTGATCAGATTGAGTCCTACTTTATTCAATGCGCGGGATATGCGCTGATGTTCGAGGAACGCACCGAACAGACGATTCAAGATCTGGTCATCATTCTCACCTCACCGGAGACCGCTGCCGCTGATGTCTTCGTACTGCCAAAGACTAAATACTCTCAACCACTCATAGACCTTGTCTCGGAATATTGGAAGGTGAAAGCCTTGCAGTCATAGTTCTCTTTGAGATTGCAAGAAGTCATATCATGGACGGTATTGTTCATCTTAACCAGGAGGTGTGCGTATGTGGGAAGAACTTAAGGATTGGTCGTTGGTGTGGATTTTGAAGGTGGCTGCAGTTGCAACTGCCGTTGATCTCCTCATTCACAAAGTGATCGGGTCGTAAGAGACTCGGGAGTTTTTGGCTGATCTCCCTCTCAAAATCAGCCACCATCTATATCTGGAGTGTGTATGTTGTCACCTCTCATCCGACATCGAGGATTCTGGGGAGTCGTGGTGCTCAGTCTCTTCTTGTTCTGGTTTAGTCTGACCCCCGCGCCTCTGCAGAATAGTCTCTATCAGGGACCCTCGGCGAAGGAATTGAAGACGCATTCGACCTTTCATAAAGCCCAATTAGCCTGCCTCACGGAAGCGATCTATTATGAAGCGGGCAATCAATCGATGCTTGGCAAAGAAGCGGTGGCGATCGTCATTCTCAATCGGGAACGATTTGGATTCGCCAAATCTATTTGCGGCGTCATTCGTCAATCCTCGGTACATCCTGTCACGGGGAAGATTTGTCAATTCTCCTATCACTGCGCGCACAAGGCTGCACCCAATCCGATGCTCTGGAAAGACTCGCAACGGGTTGCGAAACGGGCATTGACTTCTCACTTCTCAAAGAGTATACTTACTCATATGGAGCATGCGGTCTATTTTCATGCCACCTCGGTCCATCCTTACTGGGCCAAGACAAAAGTGTTCGTCGGTCAAATCGGAGATCATTTATTTTATCAGGAGGTTCGTTATTATGGGCACCATCGTGATTCCACAGGCTACACTCAACAACACCAAAGACCGCGAAAAGCTGATGTCCGTTATTCGTGAAGTCGATGGATCCTATTCTCGCCTAGAGGGAGAGCGCACGTATATTCGTGAAGCTCTTTCGAAGGTCGCCAAAGATCTCAATCTGTCCAAGAAGATGATCAATCGCATGGCCAAGGTCTATCACAAGCAGAATGTCACCGAAGAAGTTGAATCTGACAAAGAGTTTGCCGTGCTCTACGAAACCGTGACGAAGATCGCCGGTATGAGGAATGCTGATGCCCAGTCACTATGAAATTGAACAATTCTCTTCACAGATTGAGCATCTGGCCTTCTATCACCAGATTCCCCTTCTCGAAGCGATTCTTGAACAGTGTGACTTGGCAGACCTTGAAGTGGAAGTGGCAGCGACGCTGATCTCTGAGACCCTGCATCAGAAGATGACGCTGCAAGCCGAAGAGATGAATCTGCTGAAACGGCCGTCAAGAAGGAGAAAACTCGTCTAGGAGTAAACGTCTTATTATGATTCTGATGCCGACAGTACACGGATTTCGTGTCTATCAACTCTTTCAGTCACTTCGACTCCACTTTCTGACGGATTCCTATGACTACTTTAAGTATCAGGGCAAGACTAAATGCCGAGAGGATCATTTCAACGAACGACCAGACCGTTTTACATTTCATCGATTGGCCAAACTGTATCCACTAGAATCAGATATGGAATTGTTTCTGGTGGCCAACTTTCTGGCGAAACCGAAATCGACGGTGTTTGATCTGTTGGGGCATGAAGCGACGGAACAGTATCTACATCGTCGTAAAGTGATCGAATCGTTAGCCTATACCATTGGAGAAGATTATCAACGTCTTCATGCCATCTATGGCTCATTGAATGAGTGGCTCAAAGTGCCCATGCATGACAGCCCACCCCTGCTGATCGCCTATCGAAGACAACAGGTGTCGTTGGAAACTCTGATTGTCTTGAATCGACTCTGTGACTTTCTCCCTCGTTGGACGCAACAGATGACCGAGACGATTCAGTGGCCTCTGATTCTTCGACAGATAACGAAATATGATCCATTCCTGGTCCTTGAAAAGGAGGTGTATCGGACCCAGTTACAAGCGTTCCTTCGTGGAACGACATTTATCATGCATCACGTGAATAAGACGATATGAGTTTGTACTCTATTCTATAGGAGGTTTTTTATGACCACGTTTTCTGCCCTTAAATCCAATCGTTCCAGTCTACAAT